TCGTGTTTAAAGGGCCGCACGATAGCGTCCTGACCGATGTGACATCGTTTCTGAACGGACAGCGGGGGATGCTGTTCGACCAGTCCCTGCCGACCTACAGCGGGAATTGCTACCTCACGCACACCCATAGCTACGGCAACCAATCGACCGCGATCCAGGTCAACGCGAGTCTGTGGGTCGATATGGTGACGGCTGAGAACAGCCGCTCGATCGGCGGCCTCGGCGTGACGGCGAACGGCAACATCACCGGCTCTAACGTCATCGCCTATCAAAACACCGGTTTCGGCGTGCAGGTGGCCGGGTCCGGTTCCACCATCTCGAACCTGTTCAGCTACGGCAATTCCGGCGACGGTCTGGACATCTCTGGCGTCGAGAATTTCATCTCCACCATATCGTCCACGCACAACACCGGAGCGGGCGTCGCACTCGCCAATACCGCGCAACGCACCGTTCTCAGCGACGTATCGGTGGACAACAACAACGGCCTCGGCGTCTACCTCGCCGGGGCTGACAGCAGCGTCACCGGCCTGCTGGCGATCTTCAACAACGGCGGCGGCGTGGGTCTCATCAACGGGATTTCAGGGGTCCGGCTCTCCGGCGAGATCAACAACAACGGGACCGGCGTGCAATTCGCGTTCAACACGCCCGCGGGCGCGCTCCAGGCTGATCTGCTTATCGTCACGGTGGCGGGCCAAACGGCGTGGACGGGGACGCCTCCGCTCGAGAGTTTCATGCGGATCGCCACGACTGGCGCGTCGCTGATGCCGCTCGACGTGGTGCCGCACATCGACGCCATGGCGGCGGGCAGCGTCGGCGAGTTCATCACGGCGTCGGTGACCGAGGGCGCCGCGCTTCCCACAACCTCCGGCGTCCCGCTCAATGTCGTGGCGGTCACGCTTCAGCCGGGCGACTGGGATGTGTTTGGCAACGTCGGTTTTGTTTACAGCACGACGGGAGCCGGCGCGAACGCCTGGGTCTCCACGGTCTCGGCGACGCAACCCGTTAACGGTAGTCTTGGCTTCGCCGCTGTCGGCGCCATACTGGGCAACGACGCGCTGATACCGACCGGCACGGCGCGCATCTACGTGACGGTGCCGACGATCGTCTACCTCGGCGCGTCGTCCGGGTTCGGTTCGGGCACCGGTAAAGTGTTCGGCACGCTGGGCGCGCGGCGGGTGCGCTAATGTCCGACACGCTCACCGCGCTCCAGTCGGCTCTCAAACCCAAGACCGGGATGCGGTCGATTCCGTTTCCGACGGAAAGCTATCAACACCCGTCGAAGCCCTACAACTCCAAACGCCTGCTCAACTACGCCGCCGAGGCGGGGCCGCCGGACAGCCGTTCGCCGTTCGTCCTGATGCCGACGCCGGGCCTCGTGTTTCGCGAGACGGTCGGCGCCGGCCCGTGGCACGCGTTCAATACCAATTTGATCGGCGGGTTTTATGTCGTGTCCGGGGATACGCTCTTTCGCAACTCCGGTGGCGTGACAGTCTCGCTCGGCTCGGTCGGGACGATGGTCAACCCTTACCCGGGCGGCACGGTCGAGATCATGGTCACGATCGCGGTTTCCCCGACCGCCGCCGTGATCTGCGTGCCGCCGAGGCTGTTCACTTGTTTGCACGCGGGCGCGATTTCCGAGATCGACACGTCCGGCTTTCCAGGCGGCGGCGCGGAGTCAGTCACCTACATCGACGGGTATTTCGTGGCCACGCAATACGGCGTCGGGACGACGTTCGTTATCTCGAACCTGAACGATCCGACCGCGTGGGACGCGCTCGATTTCGCCAACGTCGAGGGCATGGAGAACGTCCTGTTGCGGGCGGTGCGGCATCGCGGTGAATTATGGCTGCTCGGCGTCAGTGGCGGCGAAATCTGGTATGACGCGGGCGCCCCCGACTTTCCGTTCCGCAGGCAGGCGGGCGGCGTCATCCCCTACGGCTTCATCGCGAAGTCGGTCGCCAGCATCGACGGCTCGCTGTGGTGGGTCACGCGCGATGGCACCGTGGTCCGATCCAGCGGCTACCAGGGCAAGCGGGTCAGCACGCACGCGATTGAACTGATCATCGAGGCGGCCAATCCCGACCTGTGTTTCGGCAACGCTTACCTGATGGATGGTCATAGCTACTATTGCGCCACGTTTCCCGATATCGGCCGGACGCTTTGTTTCGACGTGGCGACGGACAAGTGGCACGACAGGTCCAGCAGCGCGGACGGTTCCGGCGCGTGGCGGCCGCTTCAGGTCGGCAGGATCGGTGAGGCGGTATACGCGGGCGACGCGACGGGGCGGATGTATCGGCTCGACCCTCTGGGTGCGACCGACAACGGCGTTTCGATGATCCGGCAGGCCACGCTGCCGCCGCTGTATGTCGATGGGCATCGGGTATTCTGCGCGCGCGCGGCGGTGGAGATGGAGGTCGGCACATCGACGGACGCCAACGTGACGCTGGACTGGTCCGACGACGGCGGTAACAATTTCACCGGAGGGCCGCGTGTCATGTCGAGCGGCACGGCGAGCCAGTTCCGCAAGCGGGTTTACACGACGCGGCTCGGTTCGTTCCGCGAGCGGATGTTCAGAATCACCACAAATGGGAGAAGCGTTCTATATTCTTGCGAATGTGATATATCTGCTCCTGCAAGTGCGTCGGGAGCCAACAGCTAATGCCCGACATCCTCGCCCCGGTCAGGCCGACGCCGCCCGCCAACGAGGCGGTGATCGGTCCCAACGGCGACCGTCACAGTCAGGCGTGGACGCAATACCACAAATCGGTCTCCGACTGGATCGCCGCGCAAGGTAAGGCCGTCACCGACGGCTCGGAGGCCGCCGCCGGGGACATTGGTGAGTTCCTGACGGCATCGCTGGCGCATGGCTCCGCGCACCCGATGACCTCCGGCGTGCCGATCGACGTGGCCTGGCTCGACCTGACGGCCGGCGACTGGGATGTCTGGGGGAATATCGTGTTTTTCCCATCCGGCGCGGCCGCGATCAGCATCATATCGGGCTGGGTGGCCCCGTCATCGGCGACGATCCCCGGCGCGCTGGAAAGCGAGGGATACGTCACGCTCCGGACCGCTTTCACGGCCGGCGCCGTTCAGGGCCTGCCGATCGGGCGCGTCCGTTTGCTGACCACCACGACACAGCGCATGTATTTGACCGGCGCGGCCATCTTTGGCGCGGCGGGGGTCGATATCTTCGGGACACTGAACGCTCGTAGGATGCGTTAGTGAGACATTTCCTCAAGATCGCGTCCGGCGTGGAAGTGTTGCCGCTGTTGCTCGACCTGTATCGTCAGCCTGAATTGTGGAATTCAAACAGGGAGCGGACGGACGGGGAAGGGTCGTTCAAGGGCACGGATGACATCTGGGTCCGCTTCCGCGCCTATGGTGAACTGACGACACGGGAAGCGTTCAGCGAGCCGTTTATCCCCGCTTTCTACCCCGCATGGACCGCGTTGCCGCATCTGCGGCCCATCGTGTTTGGCCTGATGGCGCGCTGTGAGGCGGTGCAACTGGGGGGAATTCTTCTGACCAGGGTAGGGCCTGGGCAGCAAGTAAAGCCGCATGATGACCGAGGCCGTTGGCACCCGGAATTCTTCGCCACCAAGGCTTACATTCCGCTCGCTACCAATCCAGACTGCTACAGCACTTGCGAGAATGAGCGGGTGACGATGCAAGTGGGCGAGTGTTGGTTGTTCGATAATCTCAAAACACACGCGACGGTAAATGATGGCGCCACGGACCGCGTGACTCTAATCGTTTCGATGAGGTGCGAGACATGAAACGCGCGGAGAACCAGCCGACGAGTGAACTCGTTTTGTATGCGGGTATATACTGCAAGATTTACGCGGTAGCCGACGCCTGGACTTTACTGCCGCAGCACAGTCACGAGCACAGCCATCTGTCATTCATCGTGCAAGGTAAGGTTCGCGTATGGTCTGGCGACAAATGCCTTGGCGACTTCACCGCGCCCGCCGTTGTCAAGATCGAGGCCCGCACGTTCCATAAATTCCTGACGCTATGCGACGACGTTGCGATCGCCTGTATCCACAACGCCGATCACGCCGACGAGGGCGAGCCGGTCATCGCCGCTGAGCATCAATTAGAGATGGAGGACTAGACAATGCCCTGGGGCGTGGCCGCAGCTGGAATTTCCGCCGCCGCCGGGATCGGCAGCTCCCTGCTTTCGAG